AGTGAAAAAGTGAGTGAAGTGAATGTCTGCGTAAAGCTTGGAATTTGGGTAAACCCCGAGTCCCACGTTTACGACGCAGTTACGTAACTGTTACGTACATGTAAGCCAAAATTTTTGCCCAATACAATTTTGCGGCTATATAAAGGAATAGATAAAATATATAGCATAGGTTACGTATTCCAAGCTTTGGGAGAAGTAGCACTTCACTCACTTTTTCACATCGGGAACTAATTCAACTACTTAGCCGGGCCGTTTAAGTGCAAAAGTGAAATTGACACAATACGTAGTACATGCTACAATATAGCAAGTCACTAACCTGCCCCTAAGTGGGGAAAGTTGGGCGTGAGGAAAAGGCGATTTTGGCTTATAGGCGCGATTTGAAAGGGGGGTCGGTAGGGTAGTGGCGGCCTCAGCCAAAAGACGTTTATAGGGCAATATTGACAAGTTAGCAGCCAGCGTGGTAGACAAGCTCATTCGTAATGAGCAGGTCGGGGGTTCGAATCCCTTCGTCGGCTAATCATTTCAACTACTTACGGTTTCCCCGGTAGAAATGATAGGCACTTTTCGGTAGATCCTTCTACCGCGTTTACACGCTCATTCCGATAAGAGGAGTGAGCGCTTATGTTTATTAAAAGGCCAGGTAAGGGTAGGAAGTCCTACGCCATTGTGGATGATGAGGGGCGAACTATAAAAGACCCTCGCATTGACCAGATAAACGCGGATCGGGCGGCGGGGCTGGGTTCTGCCGATCTGTGGGAGGCGCGGCTGCGCGAGGTTATGCGGGCGATACGGCCGGCCAGGCGGGCGCCTCTATACGCGGTAAGCCGAGTGAACCAGCAGCTGGTTGAGAGAAGGCACGCTATTAAGATGGCGGCGCGGCCGGAGCCGTATGCGGACCCAGAAAATTTACGTCAGCGGTTAATGCGCGGGGCTGGGGCTTTGGGCGAAACCTCCATCTTAGAGGCGAGTCAGGATCAGATCATCTTGGCGCTGGCGAAGGTGAAGGGGCCGGAGCGGCACGACATAGTGAGGGCGATTAATGAACTGCTCAAGTTTGCGGGGCGGGGCTTCTCAATCCCCAATCCAAGGGGCGAGCGTGAAGATATTGAGTTTATCAGGCCCGATCAGTTTATAGCCTTAAAGGTGGACCTCGAGTTTCAGGATATAGCCTTAATGCTGGGCGCCCTATTTGCCACGGGATGTCGGTGGGCGGAGTTGCCCCTTGCGACTGAGAAGGATGGCGGCGTGTCCGTGCGGAAGCAGTTGAGGCGCGACGGGCGGCCCGGTAAGACCAAGAATAAACGCGAACGCCTGTCCCCCATTCTCCCTCCCCTATTAACGTATTGGCAGGAGTACGTTAAATGGTCCGCGCATAAGAAACGCGAGATGCGCTTTGAATTGTACAACCGCGCCTACGGGTATTGTAAGAGGGAATTGGGAATACGGCCGCATGACCTGCGCCACTCCTACGCCGTCGATTGGTTGGCCAGCGGCTTTAGCATGTCGGAAGTGGCTAAGTTTATCGGCGATACAGAGGAGGCATGTCAGCGCCACTATGCCCCCTTCACCGCGCAACCCGACGAAATACAACGCGCTATTGCAAGGTATAAGAAATTCCGTTCAGGGTGAGAGAGGCGCCCGAACGCGAATAGCTGAAGGTGTCGCCCGAGACTTCAATTAAGGGATCGCAACTCGCATTACTTTCCACATAGTCAAAAGAGACGGTTTGACCTACTTCTGTGAAGAGGCCACTTGCCGCACACGCCCCTTCAACTAGAGTAAACTGGCACGAAGTGTTGAACTCATACGTCCGCCCTCCCCCTACCCACGTACCGCCTAGCTGGGTGGAGGAGCAAGCCGCCGCCTGCTCCTTGCTACAACCAGCCAAAGCCAGCCCCGCCGCTACGCATAATAAAAAGTGCCTCATTTCAATAGGTTAGCCGGCCCTACTATTTATTTCTACTTAATTAAAATAAAGTGTTGACATTATACGTATCACGTGGTATAATACATATATAAGCTTGAGATAGGCGTATCGAAAGCTAATGGGATGACGGGTCGGGGCGGTGGATATAAGCCGCCCTGTCTCACCAACTAGATAAAGAAAGCCCCGGATAGTTAAAAGTTTTCGGTCAGAGCGTTCTGCTAGGGCCGTCGGGGGTGGAAGAGGCGCGGGGCTGGCTTCCACCCTTCTTTTTTTCTCGTGCACTACTCCAAGAAATTTATAGATGAAGTTTGGCGGCCGGTTTCAGATGCAGTTAAGGAATGCGGGGGCGTTACCCCTGAAGTCCGCAAACTGTTTCGCGATCGTTGCATTGCCATAGGGCACGAAGAGAGAGTTCGGAACCTTTACCGAATTAAGGACAAGTTAAGTACTAAGGCCGTTTTCTTTAAACCGAACGGGCCGCAAGAGAAGTACTTAGAAACAAAAAAGGGCCGCGACATTATTTTGAAAACGCGGCAGATCGGTTTCACCACATTGAGTTGTGTGCGCGCATACGACTACGCGCTTTGGGAGCCGAACATGTCCACCGGGATTATGGCGCACCTTCAAACGGTTGTGACCACAATCTTCGAGGACATTTTAAAGTTTTGTCACACGCACTTCAAGAATGATTGGGGCACCTACTACTCCCCCACTGAGAAGTCGGACAGTAAAAACTCTCTCAGTTTTTCAGATGACGGATGCGGCAGAGTTCTCAACTCCTCAATGCGCGTCCTTTACGATTTTCGCGGAAAGACTGTTAACTTTCTGCACGTTGCTGAAGCGGCCTTTGTCGATAATGAGAGGTTGCTCGGTTCTCTCCAAGCGGTGCCCGTGAATGGCGAAGTGGTGCTGGAGAGTACGCCTAATGGGCGGGGCGGAGAGTTCTATCGTCAGTGGCAGAACTGGAAGACGATGACAACGCTGGCGCCTTACAAGGGCCACTTTGTTCCGTGGTTTACCTTCTATCCTGAAAAGCCGGAAGACTGGGATTGGCCAGAAGGTTTAACGCCGACCGAGTACGAAAAGAATTTAAAAGAGGCGGGCGTTCCTGAAAGCGGCCTGGCCTGGCGTCGCTGGTGTATTGAAGCAAACTGTCTTGGTGATTCGGACAAGTTTGAGAATGAGTATCCGAGCGACGATCAGAGTTGTTTCTTTACTGGTGAGGCGTTGGTGTTTCCAACGTCCGTCATTAAGCAGCAGGCAAAGAATACGCGGCCGCCGACACTGGTGGGATTTCTTCTCCCGAACGGCGCAAAGTATGAGTGGGCCGAGGATGCAAAGGGCACCACGTCCATCTGGGATAACCCTCAAATTGGTTTGGCGTATGTGATTGGCGCCGACAGTAGCAGTGGTCTTAGTAAGGATCGCGCTGTTGCTTACGTGAAGTGCCGGCAGAACGGCCGGACCGTGGCGAAGATTGAAGGCTACATAGAGCCCAACGATTTTGCCGACGAGATTTTTAAACTCGCTACCTACTACAACAAGGCGTGGATTTGTGCAGAAGAAAACAATCACGGGCACGTGGTTATTCAGCGGTTGAAGGAAAAGAGATACAGCAATCTCTATAGACGCAAAGTTTACGACGAGATGACCAATAAGCCGACTAAGAAGATTGGCTTCCTTACAACCAATGAAACCAAGCTGCAAATTACTGAGCAGTTGAAGAATGCGGCGCGAGAAGGCGCCATTACGATTTTAGACTCCGCCCTCATTGACGAGATGTCCACCTTCACCCAGTTCGCTGGAAAGAATGGCAGGACGATTAGACGAGAAGCAACGGCCGGCGCACATGATGACCGCGTGATGGCGGCCTGCTTCACCGAAGAGATGGATCGAGTTCTCGGTCCACTAAACATTAACGAAGACCCCGTCCGCAGAGGGGAAATCGACCCAGAGACAGGGTTTTCTTTTTAAATGAATAACGACGACAATAAAGAAAATTTTCAGGGCGAAGATAAGTACGAGCGCGCCGCTCGCTTTGTCCGTAAGTTTGCAAAAAAGAGCGAGAAGTATCGCAAGCCCCATTTAGATTTAGCACTTGCTGCGCGGGAGCTTTACGAGAGTTGGAGTGCGCAGAGTAAGAGTGTGGTAGGGCGCGCCAATTTAAAACTCCCCTACGGCTTCACCATTATTGAAACGCAGTTGCCACAACTGACGGAAGCATTTTTAAAAGAAAAGCCGCTATTCAAGTTTGTTGGTAGAGAGCCGCAAGATGTTATTTGGGAGCCCTCGTTAAACGACTTCCACTCCATGCAGTTGGACCAGGCGAAGTTTCCGCAAAAGTTTATCATCTTTGCAAAGTCAGTATTGGTTGATGGCACCGCCATCATGAAGGTGCCTTACCGTTTTGAAGAGCGCGCCACTACTAAGAAGGTGCCAGCGTATGATCCCATCACTGGCGAAGCAACGCTGCAAGAGATTGACTCCATTCAAACTATTTTTGATGGGCCGGATTTAGAAAACGTTTCGCTTGTGGATTTCTTTCCTGATTGGCGCGTTAAGAATCCCGGCGACATTGTTAGCATGCGGGGCTGCATTCATCGCACGTACAAAACTTTTAATGAGTTGAAGAGAAGCGGCCGGTACAAGAATTTAAAAGAGTTGGAACTGTCGCTGAACACCAAGGGCTGTGATGCGTGGGGCCTTCCCTACTGGTCCGATGAAGTGAGCCGCGACTTTGACCGCACCAATGATAACGAAGATGAAGTTAAGCGCGATGAGTTGATTGAGTTGTGGGAGTACTGGGGCGAGTTTCCGATCAACGAAAAGGGCGAGACGGAAGAGTATCTCATTACTGTTGCGAACGGGGACGCGGCAATTCGTTGTTCCGAAAACCCGTATCGCGAAAAGTTTAAACCCTTCATTGCTTCTGTAAACGTTCCGCGCCTTGAAGAGTTTTATGGCATTCCAGAACTCATTGCAATACGCGGCCTGATTAAAGAGGCCACTACACTTCGCAACGCGCGCCTAGATCAAGTTAACCTCGCTGTTAACCGCATGTTCATTGTGGATCGGAACGCGGGTATACAAGCCAACTCTCTCTACTCACGGCCGGGCGGAGTTATTTATTCTAACGATATTCAGGGTATTCGTCTTTTAGAGGCGCCAGAAGTTTCGCCTAACAGCGCCAAAGAGATTCAGGATCTTCAGATGGAGATTCAGAACGCAACGGGGCTGGCGTCGGCTGCTCCCGCAATCGGACAACTGGCACGCACCTTTGGCCGCTCTGCAACTGGCGCTTCGCTTGTTCAATCAATGGCGACAAGCAGAGTGGGAATGAAGGCACGGTTGGTAGCACACCTATTTGTCCAAGAGTTGCAAAAAATAATGTTCATGACCAATGGGCAGTTTGTGACCGACGAAATTTGGTTGCGCGTATCTGACCCAATGTTGGCCGAGCAGAATCCGTTCCAACGTCTTTCGCCCGAAGCGTTTAAGGGCACGTTTGATTTTGAATTCGTCTCCACGTTTGAAGAGAGCGGCGAGATTGAAATGCAAAAGCTGCAACAGTTTTTAGGTTTGGCGCAAGCCGCTGAACAAACTCAACCCGGCACCATTAAGTGGGGGCCGATCTTTGAACAATTGGGTCGCTCACTACTAGGACGTAAGGTAAGAAACTTTGTTCGTTCTGATGAAGAGCGAATGATGATGCAGCAGCAAAGCTTAATGATGGAGCAGGCCGCTAACGCGCAAGTTGGCGCAATGGCGCAACAACCTAACTCAATGCCCGGAATGCCTAGCAGGATTGGTTAACCGTGAACCCTGAACTTCTACACTTATTTGACGCTGAAACTGGACAAGAGACAGATGAGTCTGTGCTTGGTGCGCAGTTGGAAGCGGAAGTTAGGGAGCGTAACGAGTGCGAGGCCATTGAGAAAATGGTTGGGACGCGGGGCTGGGGTTATGTCGAAGAGCACCTGCTCCGTACTATTGAAGGAATTAAAGAAAAAATTTTAGACGAAGCCGACATCGAGATGATCCGCAAGTATCAAGCAATTGGTACGGCGTATTCGAACGTGTTGGGATTAGTTAGCCAAAAGGCGTCGCGGGCTAAAGCATTGCGCGAGCCAAAACAACAAACGAACCCGGAAGGATAATTCGTAAATGTCAGATCCAAATGAATACGAGATAACTTCAGATGACTTGCAGGAGGCGCGTAAAGCTGCTTCTGAACCTGAAGCCTCAAACGAGCAAACAGAACAACCAACCCCCGAGGTACAACCGACCGAAGGACAAGTTGAACAACAGGTTGAAAGCTCAGAGCCAGTAGTCGTTGAAGACGAACTGCCTGAGAAGTTCCGTGGCAAGAGCGCCGCAGAAATCGCAAAGTCCGCACAAGAGGCTGAGCGACGGATGCACGAGATTGCGTCGGAGCGGGCGTTTGAACGGAAGCGTGCGGAAGAATATGAAGCGCGCCTACGGGAGATGCAAAGCCAACAACAACTCGTACAATCAGACCCACTAGAAGAAATTGAAAAGTTGTGGGAAGCGGACCCTAAAGAGGCCGTCAAGAAAGTTTATCAAAAGGCGCGCGAAGGCCAAGAGCTTACGCGCCGCCAATTGGAACAAGAACGACGGGCACAGGACGCTGCCGAATACTATTCAAAATCGCGTGTGGAGAATCCAGATTTTGCTGAGCGCGAAGTTGACATGCAAGAGCAAGCCAAACGGTTTGGTCACTTGTTACGTGGAGAGTTAGCCACTTCGAAGGAAACTATCGAATTGCTATATCTCGCGGCAAGGGGCGCCCGTGTGGATGACTACTCTAAAGCGGCCATCGAAAAAGCAACTAAAAAACAAACTCTCATTAAAGAAGAAAAACGAAAGGCTGCGTCTGAAACTGCTGTCTCAAAAGGAGATGTAATCTCTTTCTCGGAAACTGAAGACTTCTCTTCTATGTCCAGAAAACAGCAGCAAGAAGAATTAAGGAAGATGAGACAAGCGCTGAAATAGGTTTAGCGTTTATCTGATTTGCCTTTTACCGCAGTTCATAAACTCACATGGCAATGTCCTCAACAAGCACTAATAGTGCAAATTTACATAGTTATTATGTAAAGAAGTTGCTGTCCGTTCTGTATCCTCGGCTACAACTACACAAACTTGGAAAAAAGACTCCTCTGCCTGAAGGCAACGGAACCCAAGCAAAGTGGCTGATCTACAGTAAGATTGCATCTTCTGTCTCTACCTTAACCGAAGGAACCGCTCCTAGCGAAATCTCCTTCACAACCGCTAACGTCACTGCTGACATCGCGCAATACGGTCAATTCGTAAAAGTCTCTGACCTGTTGAAGATGACGGCAATTGATAACGTTATCGAAGAGTTGTCTGAAAACCTCGGCCGCGCCGCTGCTGAAACGATTGAAGATTTGATCGTTGCACAGTTGGATTCGGCCCTCACGATCCGTTACGCAAACGGACGCGCCGCTGCTAACGATGTTACTGCCGGCGATGTGATCGTGATGAAAGAGTTCTTAAAGGCAATGATTGACCTGAAAGACTCCTATGTTGGTCCCCACGAAATGGGCTCCTACATGGCAGTTCTCCACCCATCTAACGAATACGATCTTATCAGCGAAACGAACTTGGGCGCATGGCTCGATGTTCGCCGTGATGCTGGTCAAGATGAAAAAGGCGTTCTTTCGGGTGAAATCGGAAAACTGTACGGAATGCGTTTCCTCGTTTCCGACAAGATGGTCGCCGCTACGAACTCCGGTTCTGTGTCGGTAAAACGCAACTACTTACTCGGCGAAGAGTGCTTCGGCACTGTGGAGTTGGGCAAGGCAGTTGAATTGATCATCAAGCCTCACGATTCGGGCGGCGTTGCTAACCCCCTCAACCAGTACGCAACTGTTGGTTACAAGCTGAAAGGCTTTGCAGCTAAGGCGTTTGGTTCGGGTGCACGTGGTCGTCAGATCCGCGGTGCTACTTCGCATAGCTAAATAATTGAATTGGGGGAGAAGGGGCGATGCCTTTTCTCTCCCGTTCTTTCTATTCATGGACTTTCTGGTTTTAAAAGAGAAGCTGAAAAAGGTTGATAAGCGGCTGTACGTGCGCGATGACAGCCGGCGCTTTGTGGGCGGTGAATTCTACTCCTGCCCTCTCTACATAAAGATTAATAAAAGCTCTCCTGAAAAAACCAACCTTAATCAACTCAGCCCGGAGGCGCAGGAATTTTTGCGCGATAAAGAGGCCGGCGTTTTTGATGAACACATTTGCGGCGTGTCGTGGCCGTGGGTCCCCGAGTTTGACGTTTTTGATTTAGAGACGGGGCGAGAGATAGCGCGGGGCTGGCGGACAATTGCACAGACCCTCATTAAGCGCGGCTTGGCCAGCAAAGCAAAGGTTCAAAAAGTTTTTGGTTCGAGCATTGGCGATTGCGATTGGGACCGCGCAAGTTTTGAAGAGCGCAAAGAATTGAGACGTAAAGAAAATGCCAAATAGTACAAGCGGCTTCACAGGGGCCGAAATTGTTACCTACGTTAAAAACTGGATCGGCAACCAGTCCGCCGAATTCCAAACCTTCATGGAGCAAACACTCCCGCTCGCCGAGTTTCGTTTTTGCAAAGCGCACGACTGGAAATTTTTAAATAAGCAGAATCTCTCCCTGACGGTTGTGACGGGGACAAATGAATACACGTTAAATACGGCGGCCATTGGCTTTGAGATGGCGGCGGATGACGTGAAGAGTGTGGTGGATACTACGCAAGGTATCTACCTACAAAAGACGACGCTGGAAACAATTCGTCGCATGGACACGAAACAGGATGATGGTAGCAGCACGTCTGACCTCACCCACTGGGCGCCTGTTGGCGACAATACGATTTTAGTCCACCCAAAAGTTTTTCAAACTACCGTGTTGAAGATTGACGGAAAGATTACACCAACCGCGCTCCACACCACTTCCAACTACCCAACAATCCCGTACCGCTACCAAGATTCGTTTATGCAGTATTGTTTGGCCCTGGCATTGAAGCGCGAGAACGACGACCGCGCCGATGCAGAGATTCAAACCTTTTTCGCCCTACTCAAACAAGACATTCAAAACGATATGGCCAGCCGGGCCAGTGGGGCGGATGAGCCGCGCATGAAGATGTGGTGGGAAGCGGGCCTAGATGGTGTGGGCGGAAATTTAGAGCAGCAATTCATTGACTCCTTATTTCGGTAATTAAAATTGTCCTTACGCAATTTCAGTAATGAGAGTGAATACGAGGCCGCCTACGGGATGGACTCCACCTCACCACTATCGTCGATGAAGGCGGGCTTTGTTCGCTCTGCCTACAATTGCAACTTAGGCTTGGTGTCCGGCTATATCAAAAGGGGCGGCTTTACGACGGCGTTGTCATCGGCTTATGGGGTGACGAGTTTTAGCGCGGGGCTGGAGTACAGAACGAGCGGGGCGGCGCGGCGGATTGTAATGTACGCGACCGACGGCGTGAGCGCGGAGTTGGTTTACACGACGACGGCCGGGGGCGCGCCTACGGTAATTGCTAGTGGGCTGGACGGGGCGGCGCGGCCGTCCATGGTGCAAGTTAAAGATCAGTTGTTCTTTTTTAACGGGTCGGATGATCCAAAAGTTTACGACGGCAGCAACTGGAAGCAGTTGGGAATTACGCGGCCGGCAAGTGCGCCAACGGCCGGATCGCCAGCGCAAACGACGGGCGGAAGTAAGACACTGCTTGGTCGGTATGCATACGTCTATACCTATTATAATAGCGTGACGAAGGCTGAGAGTTCGCCGTCTGATCTGTACGTGTACACGCTCACGGGCTCTAACAACGTAATCAATTTGGCCCTTACGGCCGGCGACTCTGCAACGGCCGATACGATACGCATTTACTCCACCGTTGGGTTTGGAAACGAACTTTTTCTAGAGTCGGAAATTGCTGTTGCCAGTACGACGTATGCGTCTAGCGTCGCAGATAGTGCGCTGGGGCAGCCGCTTGAAATGGATAACTCCAGATTGGCGGATGTTACGTCGGCGAAGGGTAAGTACGCGGTTGTAGCGGGCAATCGGATTTTTGTCGTCACTGGTGAGAATGAAATACGTTATTCGAAGATTGGTCTCTATGAGTCGCGGCCTGAAAGCTACGAAGCAAAAGCTGTTGTTGATGCTATGGGCGCGGCCGGAAATAACGACGGCATTGTTGGCCTTGCAACGATTGCTGATACGGTTATTGTTTTAAAGCGCCGTTCTATTGGAAAGTTAGAGCCGGTTGGTTTGCCCGATACGGCGGTACCTGAAGATAACGTTGTTTTCACATATAAAGAAATAAGCGGTGAGATTGGGGCGGTATCGCATTTCGGCGCTGTTCAAATTGAGAACGAGCTTTTCTTCGTCGGACGAAACAACATATACCGCACGGACGGGCAGACGGTAAGGGCGGCTAGCGAAAGCATTCAGTCTGACATTCGGGCAATGAGCTTTACGGCCAGCCAGCAGTTGAAAATCTCCGCCATCAACGACACAAAATTTAAGCGCGCCTACTTCCAGCTTTTTAGTGGCAGTGGGGCGACCGTGCCGACGTGGACGTTTGTTGCCGACTACCAGCGCTTTCCTGAAGTACGGTGGACAATATATCGCCCCGGCACGAATACAACAACACACCCAAGTTTACGGGTTGGTTGTTTTGTAAAAGTTACTAGTTCGTCGGACGGCAGTGATTTGATTTGGTTCGGCAATGCAGACGCCAACGGCCAAATTTATCAAATGAATTCTGGCAACTCCGACAATGGTAGTGCGATTTATTTTCAAATCGTTACGCGCCCGTTCGCAATGGGGCAGCCAATCCTCACTAAGCTTTATAAGAAGGCTTACATCTCGGCGGTTGGGGATGGGAATAACTACGACGTGACCGTGTCTGCCATCTACAACTTGTCGGAACAAGAAGAGACGTCACAAGCAAAAAGTTTATACAACGGCGGAGCGCAGTGGGACGTAGCGCAGTGGGATCAGGATGTGTGGGCGAATAACGACCTAACTACCCTTGAATACTACGCGCACCGAAAAGCAAAGTTTCAACAACTAGTAATGCGTCAAACGTCGGCAAACGCGCCCCTAACCATTTACGGCTGGGCAAGTACGGCCAGCATCTTTGGGCCTTTCTAAATGGAAGCCCTGATTAAACGAAAAGATTTTCGCATCGTTGAAGTGAGCGGCACCACGGCGTCATCTGCCAATACGAGCGCGATGTTTAGACACGGAAAGAATGAAGTTCCCTGGCTGGGCGTTGTTGCAGAAGGAAATGCATACATAGCAATCAATGGCATTGGGCCAAATGATTTGGATGTGAGGAGCACGGGCACATCTCAAGAATTTAAGGTGCTACTTTTTTTCAATGGTTAGGTTTGAACCTACCAGGAAGGTATGAATATGAATAATTACGTAGAAGTTTATCACGCGGCGGCGGCCGAAACGAAAGTTGAAATTACCGACAAGAAGGTTACGATTCACGGCTTGCGCTTTGAAAATAACCATAGCTCCGCAGTGTATGTACAACTTTTTAATGCGCCCTCGTCAGCGGTGACAGTGGGCACTACGGTTGCAACCCGCACCTATCTCCTCCCGGCTAGTTCGGTCACACAAATCGAGCCCCGCCGCTTCTTAGAATATTTTGATAAGGGCGTCACCATTGCTTGCACCTCTAGCCGCACAAACGCCACGGCCCCCGGCGCCGCTGCCACTTGCACAGTTTGGTTCTCTAAAAACTAAAAGGTTAACCTAATGACACTTTCAGTAACATATGGGGATTTTGCCCCCAACACCACAATCGTCAGTTCTCAGATGGATCAGAACTTTGACGATATTGAGACGTGGGCGAATGGGAATATTGGGCAGGATAACTTTGCAACCCTTACGGGCGCGGTTAACTGGTCGGTAAGTAGTAACGTCTTTGCCATCAACATTTCCAATAGTGGGACGGAAGGCTCCCTCACCATTTCGCAAAGTGGTGTGTTAGCTAGTGGGAAGTCGGCACTGAAAATTGCTTCAGCTTCGAATCAGACAAGTGGCGCGGGGCTGGTGGATGTGGCGCTTTCGGCGAGTGGGGCGACGATCCCCGTTCTAAAGCTGACTAACGCGGGCACGGGGTCGGGCGTTGATCTGACGCAATCCGGCGTGCTGGCGAGCGGTAAGGCGGGCGTTAGCGCGTCGGTTTCGGGCGTGCAGATAAATGGTAAGGGGGCAGTATTTGCCGAACTTACCAACGCCAGTTCTACAATTCCCGCAGTTGCAATTGAACAGGCTGGATCAGGCGCGGGCGTCCGCCTTAAGCCGGGCACTGGTCACGCAATTGATATTCACGACGGCACAAACCCAATGGCCACAGTTGATTCTAGCGGACGGCTCCGGAGAATTGGCGCTTATTCGCCGGGTTGGGTGTCAAATTTAGCAGTTAAAAAAACAACAACTACAAATGCCGGCGATAGCGTCTTTATTACTGGCGCGGAGGGCACGTCCCTTTCCGCTTCAAATCCTGGTTACATTACATTGCCGCATTCCGACGGGGGCGGGGAATTAGTTACTTTTAAAATAACAGCAAACGTTACAATTCTTTTGTCCGGCGCGCATTGGGGCGCCGATGGCGACGGCGATTTAACAAATTTCCTATGCCGCGTTTACGCAATCAATGACAATGGGGCAATTAAGTGGGGCGTTGGCCACGCCAAGTTTACCTCCATTATTAACACCGATTCAAACACTTCGCCCGGCAGCGTGGACACCCCAACCGAAATGCTCGTAAACTCCAGTTTAGGGTCGGGCACATGGCCTTGCGTTGAAGTCGGATGGGCAAAAGCAAACTTCACCGACAGTACAAACGTATTTGCAATTCAGTCGTCAAATACTGGCGCCTACCCTGCCGATGCGGATGCCGATATTGAAGTGATTGAGGCGGGCGGAAACGGGCACGGGTCCGGGGATACAGCAATACGTCGTTTTTCGAGCACGGAAAGAGACACGGCCGGCGAGTTTATTTTTAATCAAAATTCAGCAGGCAACGGGCATCTTTTTAAAATTATGCAGCGGGGATTGTACGGAATTGAATATTACGATCGCCGATCGGGTGCCGGAATGGTTCATGGAATAAGCGTAAATACAACAACCGCCACAACATCAATAAACGGCATTGCGGCCAGCGAGCGAAAAGCGCAGCAGCAAGGAGCAACCGCGTTTATTTCACAAGTTTCTTGCACTCTCTTGCTAAACCCCGGCGACATCGTTCGCGCCCACACCGACGGCAGCCCAGATGCAACTGATGCTAGTCAATGTCGTTTTGCAATTCGTTTGTTGAGGAGAGGATAGGCATGACTCCTATTCCGTACAGAGATGCAACAGGCGTGGCGCAGGCGGCGGGGCCGAGTTTAATGCAAGGGGCCACTTCTGGCTTGCAGGGCATTGGTGGATTGGTTGGCGGCGTTGCCAATATCATGGGCGCGCTTGGGCAACCACAGCAACAAACGCCCATTGGTTACAAAGATTTGATGGGCATGATTGGCGGGCAGCAGGCTCCGATGATTCAAGCACAAAATATGTCAGTGCCCGGTGCACCTCAATATCAAATGACTCAAATGGCGCCTCAGATGACTCTAATGCAACTTCTGCAACAGTTGGGGCAACGATAAATGCAAGTAAAGTTCACACAGCATTCGATGGTTGGACCCACGCAACTAGCTGGACCAGATTATCGTCCGGCCGTCCAATATACGCAACGTGACGAGTATGGTCCCGGACAACTCCCCACCCCAATAGCGCAAGTTATTTTTTCTCAACGACCAATGCAGGGCGCGCCAGATCCAATGGCGGGCCTGTTGGAATTACTTAAACAACTTTCACAAAATAGATAAATTATGGCTCTACCAGCACTACTACCACTTTTAGGATTATTAGGCGGCGTCGCGGGCGGCGCTGCACAAATTTCGCAAGGCATGCAGGGGCAGCCCGGCCAACCGATCCCACAACAAGATTTACTCCAACTCCTCCAACAACTTCAAGCGCAAGGCCAGCAACAACAAATGCCGATGCCGCAACTCTCCACTCAACAACCTCCAAGGATTTAATTTTTTATGGGTTTACTTGATATTTTAAAGGGCACTCTAATTGGCGGTAGTCCAATGGGCAACGCAGTAGGCGGCGCGGCGGCGGGCGCTAATGCCATGTTTGGCAACGGAAACGCCAACGTGCGCGCCTATGATCTAGGGGGCGGCCAAAAGGCATACCTAGATTATGATTTAAAAGATAAAGATGAAGCCATGCTGCATATGCAAATGCAGGGCCTCGGTAAGTATTACGGCCTACAAGACAAGTTAATGCGGCAAGCAATGGACGGGGCGGCCCGCGTTCAAACGGACTACAGCCGATTCAACCCCTCACTCAACACAAACTTCAACCAGTTCGCTACTAATTTAAATACCAACTTTGCCCCACAACAAGGCGGGTTTGATGCGTACTCGCAAGGATTACTGGCACGCGGTCAGCAGGACATTAATAACCAACTGGCAACGCAACAGAGTCAGATTCAGCGTCGATTGGGCGCAAACAATCCGGCAGCGGCGGTTGTCAGCCAACAGGCAAGTATGCGCGCGGGGCTGAGCTCTAACCCTTTGTTATTCCAAGTGGGCGAGCAGCAGCGCAATCGTCAGATGCAAGAGCAGCAGCTTAGCAACCAAGCCCTCCTTACACAGCAGCAAGAGAAGGCGCGGCTTTCGGGCTTATCAAACGAGGCGCAACTGGCGCAAAACTCGTTTGGCGCAAATTTGCAAAATATGGGCAATGCGAGCTTGGCGCAGCGGTTACAGATGCAAGCAATGCCCTTGGCTAGCCAGCAAAACTTAATGTCGATGCTGCAATCGTTACAGAAAAGCTAGTAGGTCACAATGAACGAATTTAAACCTTTAAATTTTACGCCGGCGCCGCCGCAACAACAGGCAAGCGACCTTATGGCCCTGTTACAAGCAATGGGCGGTTTAGGTCTAAATATTGCGGGCGCGGCTACTAAGACGGGTGCGGTTGGCAATCAGCTAAACCAGCAATCAATGCAGACGC